TGAGCTTACATAGACATTACCCACTACATGAAGATTCGCTTGTGGGTTTTTAGTTTCGATACCAACGGAATTGGTTGTGGAGTCCACGTGAAAAGTATCAGTATCCACAGTCAAATTGGACGACACATAGGTATTACCCACGACGTGAAGCTCGGCATCGGGGTTTTTAGTCTTGATACCAACTTTGTTTCCCAATGCATCGACGTGAAGGGTATTTGTATCAACAGTCAAATTGGAAGAGACGTAGGCATTACCGACAACGTGAAGTTCTGCGTCGGGTGTTTTTGTTTTTATACCTACGCGCTGCGTAGATGCCTCGACGTGAAGTGTGTCGGTAGCGATAGTCAGATCATCTGATATGTAGGTGTTACCAACGACATGGAGCTCGGCGTCTGGTACCTTTGTGTTAATACCCACGTGGTCGTTGGTGGTGTCTACGTGAAAGGTATCGGTGTCAACCGTTAGATCAGAGCTTATATACGTATTACCAACTACATGAAGATTGGCTTGCGGGTTTTTGGTCTCGATTCCTACAGAATTGGTTGTAGAGTCCACATGTAGAGTGTCAGTATCCACGGTCAAATTGGAAGACACATAGGCATTACCAACAACGTGGAGTTCAGCATCTGGATCTGTCGTCTTGACACCCAATTTATCTCCGACGGAAACTATATCACTCAAGTACGTGTTTCCATTCACTACCAAAATGTTAGAACCAAACTCATCAACGTATAAGTTTGAACCCACATCGAGGGTGTGCATTGGATTTGTGTTGAGCACACCCACGTTCGCTTCTGTGTAGAGACGACCGTACACGTGCACATTTATATCTTCACTCACGAGAGGTGTGATGACATTACTATCCGCACTACTTTCAGTGAAACTCATGACAATTTCTTTAGAACTTTCCAAAAACCCGACAGTCACATTTGATTGTGGACGTGTCATGATGAGACCTAGATCGAGAGTTGTATCCCCAGAAGTATTGTTTTGACCCAATTCTATGATGGCATCCTTGACTTTGAGATTTTCTGTGGTGATAGATGTCACACCCCCATTCACAGTGAGATTACCATCTAAAAGAACACCGCCCGAGACGACGAGAACATTTGATCCTGTATCATCTACATACACATTTGAACCAATACTTAATGTGTGACCAGGCAAGAGATTCGAAACACCCATCTTTCCAGCTGTAACAACACTTGTGTCGGGATTTATAAATTGGACAGTATTCGAAGTTACATTACCGCGATCGACGGTGACTGCCAGAGTTTGACCACCGAGAAGTGAGTTAGCACTTTCACCAGATTCGGATAATTCACCGGTTCCACGATTATACATCATCAATACGACGTTCGAATCTTGGAAATCACTTCTAAATCGAACGGGTGACATATAAATACTTCCACTGTTAGGTGTATTTAAGACGGTGTTACTGGCATTAAAAACGATCGTATTTTCCGCCTGAACATCCGAGTCAGGCACGTGTTTACCGAAACGAATTTTGGTTGAACGTTCCACCGTCGGCAAGTTCTTGACCATTTAATATAGTTGGGCATTTTAATTTGCATACAAAAGTCCAGCCATGCCATTATCGATACGGAGGATATTGTAGTTGACTGCGTATATAGGGTCGTTAATTGGTAAGGTCTCACTCATGATCTTAGCTGATGTAAGACGACTAAAATTCAGAGTACCCGTAGGCTGTAGAGAACTGGTGGAGAGACAGAAACAGTACAAGAAGAAGTCCGGAGAAGTTACAAAGTTTGTATGGTAGTAACTCATGACATCTATAAAGTGTGGCTTCCCCCACCTGTAATTACTCACATCGAGACCGTTGATGTTCAGTTTAATCTTATTCGTGGGCGATGTAAGTGCACCATCAGTTGTGGTGTCTGAAGACGCAAGGTACTTTACGGGGTGGTTGAATGTGAGATCCTGTATGACTGTACCTGAAGCAATATTCTTTTGAACTTGGGTGATCAAGAGATTGTGTTTCTTCGTCGCGACGTTTCCACGCTCTTCGTTATCGAGATAATAATAGTTGGCGAAGCATTCGACGTTGTAATCGGATGCAACAGTTGCCCAGTGAATACGAATTTCGACATTATGGTAGTTTAGAGCCACGAGAGGGAGTGCATTTTGAGGTCCTTCACAGAAGAAGAAACGTAAGGGGTAAAAATGTGAGCGAGCGCTCACACCTGGATGTGTACCTAACGCGCTCTTGGAAACATTTTGAGCGAATGTATCGATGGCGATTTTCTCTGTGAAAATCGCATCTTGACTATCAACGAGGGAACCACCGATGTAGAGTTCCACCTTATCAATAATCGTATCCCATCGCTGAATGTCAAGGGCTTGGGCCGTATCATCGATTGTAAAATAGACGTAGCCGAGGAGATCTCCAGAACGTTCGAATTGAACACTGGACATAGAATTGTTTTTCACAGGTCCATGGATGACTTGTTTTTCGATGGACTGTGAAAAATTAGCATGCCGTTTAAAGGTCGAGCTAAAGAAAGATATTTCGGGATCACCAGTGATATATTCATCCTGGGCTCCGATAGCGATCAATTGCACGACACCTGCTGACATGGTATACTACTTTAAGGGGAGAAAATTACAAATTGGGTTTTCTACACACGAAACGGAGAACTAAAAAGTTATCTTTCTCGGGAGTTGATGGTACGATCAGGTTTCCATCTTGATTTCTGATGTTTATATTTAATCGATCAATACGACGAATTGGATCGATATATTGGGTCACAATGGGGTAGTTATCTTTGTAGTCAATAACAAGATCTTCAGACTTTACAAGACTCGCGAACGAATTCCGTAGAATACTGAGGGGAGCTTGTCCATCGTAAACGTTTGATGTACGATCATTGAAAATGGAATCGAGTTGTTCAATGGATACATAACAATGTTCAGTAGCAACATTGGAATGAATGCGAGCAGCGAGGAGTCTAGCCTGAACAACATTCTTCAGTGGTTGACTGAGAAAGCAAGTGAAGGTGTTCGCGCTATCCTGACCCAAGGTATCGACTGTGATTGTGTGGTACTCATAGTTGAGATCGGGAATCGTCTCCGTTGGTGAAGTAATGAGAGCCATTTATAGTTAGCTTAGATTAAAGATCCACCGATTCCATCCTCAATCGCGTAGCCAGCGTGGTCATCAACAAGTTGTTGGGCACCACAGAGACCACCGGGGGTAAGACCTAAAGTATAGGCATCATCCTTCTTACCCGAACCTGGGGTAGACTCGAGACTGGGCTTGAGATCGAAGATGGACGCTTCGGAAACAGCCTTGATCTTGATTGGCCTGGGTTGGTACGCACTGATGTTACGGGTGAGTGCGAGGGCGACAATCAGTAGGATCAACACGATGATAGAAGTGATCGCGTTGCGGTTGGCTTGATTCAACTTGAACATTTATTATAGGTGTACATTTTTTTAAAGTGCGTTAAAGATATTTTTTTTAGTTTCTACATAGAGAGTAGATGGACGAAGAAATCATTCTTGACCGAGGAAATACCACTGTGATGAAATTGGATGCTGATGAACAGGCGCTTATGGATGAGATTGAAATCTCAGCACCTCGTCCCAAACCTGTTCCCCGTCCAGTACACAGGCAAGCACCCCCTCAGCAACAGACCCATCAAGAGGCGATGGATGCTTTTGTGAATCCCAATAAACAATCCGCTCCTGTACATTCTCAACAGGATGAAGAGATTGACTATGGTGAAAATGAACCTACTTTTTACGACGATGAACCGATGGGTGGTCCAGGAGCCGAAGAAGAGCAACCTTCAAAGGGGTACACTTCAATTGACGAGGAGAAGTCGGATCTCATTAATAAGCTTGGACGCCTCGAGAAGAAGGGGTTCGCTGTGAACAAGAGACTCACAGCGTATTCGAACATAGACGAATTACGTTCGGAGGTGAAGCGTATCACCTATAGCATAGATGTGGAACAGTCGGTTCGATTCTCGAGGCGTATGTTGATCGCTTGTGTGACTGGTTTAGAGTTTTTGAATAAACGCTACAATCCTTTTGAAGTTCAGCTCGAGGGTTGGTCTGAGTCTGTAATGGAGAATGTCGATGACTATGATGGTGTGTTTGAGGAGTTGTATGTAAAGTATCGCTCGAAGGTCAGTGTCGCCCCTGAAGTGAAGTTGATTATGATGTTGGGTGGTTCGGCAATGATGTTCCACTTGACGAATAGTATGTTCAAGTCGGTGATGCCCAATATGAACGATGTGATCAAACAGAACCCAGATCTCGTGAAGAATATGATGTCGGCGGTCCAGAACACAACTAGAAACACAGGTGGACCATCTGATAATGCTCCCGTGGGTGGCACGAACAATGGTGAATATGAGATGCAGGGTCCGGGTGTAGATATCTCGAGCCTCATGGGTGGTATCATGATGCCCCCACCACCCCCGATGAACACTACGATGGGTGAGGCCCCCCAGGCACCCAGTCTTGATGACGACGATGTTTCAGACATCATTTCCATCTCAGGAGACTCCACTGGGGGTGAAGTCAAGGAGGTAAACGTCAGTGGCGCCACCAAAGCGAAGCGTACTCGACGAAAGAAGAAGACGGAAATTAATCTCTAAATATATATAAATGATAGCGTATTGTCCGCTGGAGGATCTGGAACCTCCCGCTCGACAGCAGAAGGCTGTCGAGAAGCCCGAGGTCGAAGAGGTTGAACCTCAGATCGGTCTCGAAGAAACTGAAATGAATTACGTCATCATGGCTTTCATTGCCGGCGTGATTGTATTAGCCGTCTCTGATTCCATCAGGGCGTAAATGAACTATGTCTACCGCGAGGTCTCAACCCCTCGTAGTAAATTTAGTATGTGTAGGTTTTGAGTAATTCCGAATCGCTGTTAAATCGGATCGTTGTCAGACCTCCACCAGTGGATGACAAAAGTTCGACGTGTATGTCATACGCGAATTCTTGTACCGATGCTTCACCATCAGCTGGTACAACACTAATTGTGTTTGCTGTCGTTGTCACCGTAGGGCTCCAAGGATAAGAGTTTGTTCCACCGAAAAGGTTTTTCGTGCCTATGGCGATGTTTTCACTCGATGCAGTTCCGTCGCTCGTACCTCCATGAAGTTCTAGAATTAGGGTACTTATGTTGGATACCGTAGAAGTTTCGCGAAGCATCATCACGAGTTTAGCATAGAATGCGTTATTGTTGAATGTTAATGTGATATCCTTAGCTTGACTGGTCGTGAGTGTAAATGCATTTGAATATTTCTTGTCAGCCACACCATCTGAGTTTGTGATGACACCACCATTCACATGAAGTTCTGTATTCGCTGTAGCACCATCAAGACCGATGGCGACCTCATTACCGAGATCAATCGCACCTTGTACCGTGAGGTTATTCCTCACCGTTAGGTTACTCTTTATCGTCGTTTCAGTTGAACTGGGTTCTATGTACACATTACCCAGGGTATCCCCATAAATGTTAGAAACGCCACCAGTTGTCTTGAACTCCATGATGGCATTACTCGAGGAGTCCTCTACCCGCGCCACACCATCATATACGTGGAATTGGGTCATTGGATTTACCGTACCTATACCAACATTACTCGTATGAACAATGTGAAGTCCGTCAGCCTCAACGCTATTGTCGGTCGCACCAATTGTGATACCCGAGGTTGTGTATGTTGAATTCCTAAAACCTCTCACGTATCCACCGTAGTTATCGGTTGTGTAGAGGAGCATACCAGTCTTCTTGTTTGTACCAGGACTCTCAAGTTTGAGTAAGTCCAGGTCTGTCGTTCGTGAATCATAAAGATGAACGTTAGAGGCTGGAGACTCTGTACCTATACCAAGACGACCAGCTTCGTCGAAACGAGCGAATTCCACGTCAGATCCCTCCCCGAGCTTGTGAGTGAACGTTAGAGGACGCTTCGCACCACCATTTGAAATGTTACGAATGATGTTTACAGATGGGTCGTCGGCCGTTGTTAAGAAGGCTAAACCTGTAATAATGAAGGAACCGCCAGCGGCGAACTCAATATCACCGTTCACTTTAAGTTTTGTTGCTGCGCTACTCACAGTTGCATCTGTACCACCGACGATCACAAGACCACTGGGGGCGATAGACATTGCTAAGTTTGTATCTTCTGTACTGTCTGGATCAACGACAACATTAGAAGACGTAAATGTTTTGAAGAGATGTTGTGGTGCGAGGTAATAGATGCGATCGGGACCTTCCTGTGCGTCACCGCCACCGTCATTACCTTTGAAAATGAGAAGTTCCGTTTTTTTGAAAGTGGCGTCATACACTCGTTCCTGTAAGTAACAATTGCCAAATACATCACTTTCCAATCCACCAAAAGTTATTTTTTGTCCAACAACAACGTTTCCATTCACTTCCAACTTTCCACGCGGTGCATCTGTACTTATACCAATGTTTCGAGATGTACCCTCTATGAACAAGGCGGTTGCGGTTGGTTCCGAAACCTTTTCATAGTCCTCTGTAATCCTGAAATCGCTAGATGCACCTGTAACACCCACAGACCACCCAGTTAGAGCTGTATCGTTATCACTCTGGACATAC